AAAGAAGATGGTAGTGCTATCTTTGAGCCTAGGGGGGATTCATCAGCAAATCTAATAGAGTTTAGTCCGGAGATGGATAAGGAGGAGTTAGAGGAGGCAACTAGACCAGCAGGATTAAGGAAGTTCTTAGCTGGGTTTAAAAAGATACCTAAAGAGAAAGAAGATTTACTTTAATGGAAATAGCAATCATTATATTAGCAGTAGTATATCAGAATCCTTTTATTCTGATATTGTTGTTGTTTAGAGATAGTAACTAATATGGATGAAGTAGAGCGATTAAAAAAATATGTAGAATCTCATCAAGAGGCATTGAGAATAGATAGAGATAGAATGAAACCAAAGCCTAATGAGAACATGGATGCAGACATACCGGACTTCATGCCAAGTTATGGTTTCTGGTGTGATGTATGTAGTGAGGACTTTAATGGACCCGCAAGGAAGATTCAATACACCCTAGAAGGCAACAGGATAGCTGTAATTAGGGGTTTATGCCCTGAATGTGGAACACAGGCTATAAGATATGCTACTCATAGGGATCAAGACCCATATTATCAGAAATCCAGAAGTGTTAGGAGGGAAAGGAATATCAACTATATAGATTTACTTCAGGAGGGAGATTTTGGGTTTAGAACCTATTACAAGAATGCAGGTAGAATAGATGAGAAAAAAATACATAGAGAAGAAATGGGAATAATAATGGGAGAACAACATGATACAGGCCTAAAGGGATTATCGTTAGAAGCTCAAGAGAAATTATGGAGATTAAAGAACCTTCAGATATAAACTTAGAGGATATACTGACATCATATTGGGTGATTAAGAACAATATGGTGAACGAGAAAGGAGATATATTAGACTATTCTGATAGGCTCTTTTTGATAGATATTTTAAATGATACTACACCAGAGATAGTTATTAAGAAGTGCGCACAAGTAGGAGCATCGGTTACTTTTAACTTAAAGTGTGCATTCGCATGTGAGAAAGGGAGGTTTAATGTTATTTATACAATGCCATCAGATGATGATGTATCAGAGTTTGTTAAGACTAAAGCGGACAAGCTATTTCAGGCTAATCCTAGAATAAGTGAGTATTTTTCAAGCGATACAGTGGGGTTAAAGCAGATAGCAGATAGATTTATATATTATAAGGGGACAAAATCAAAGACAGCAGCTATTTCAACAACAGCTGACCTTTTATTGCATGATGAGTTAGATAGGTCAGATTTTAGAACTATTGAAACTTATCAATCAAGGACATCTACATCTAAATACAAGGGGACATGGAAGTTTAGTAATCCTAGTTTAATAGGGGTTGGAGTAGATGTGGGGTGGGAAAAATCGGATAAAAAGGAATGGTTTGTAGAATGTCCTAAATGTAAGCATAGTCAATTTCTAGTATGGGAGAACAATGTGGATGAAATAAACGAGAAATATGTGTGTAAGAAGTGTAATGGTGAACTTACTTCAGATTGTATAAGGAATGGAAAATGGAAGAAAACATCAGATGGGTTGATATCTGGGTATCATATTAGTCAGATGATGGCTCCTTGGCTTACTCCGCATGATCTACTTAAATCTAAAGAAGAGAATGGGGAGGAGTATTTCAGAAACTTTGTGCTTGGAGAGCCATATGCTTCAGGAGATGAAGCTAATTTAAGGAGAGCCATATTTGATTCATGGACATCTAAACCATTAGAGGTAAAGCCATTATTTATGGGAATAGATATAGGTAGAATAAAGCATTTTGTAGTTGGATCTGCTAATGGGGTATTTAAGATAGGGACATGTGAATCAAAGGAAGAGCTAGAAAGCGTAATAGAGCAATATGATCCACAGGTTGTGGTTATTGATGCTGGGCCTGAAACTACATGGGCAGAAGAAATTAAAAACAAATATATAGGAAAGGTATATTTATGTAGATATAGAAGAGATAAGAACAGGGGAGATTTGTTATTATGGGGCGGAGATAAGGGGACAAGAGAAGATATTAAGGATTATGGGATAGTTTGGGCAGATAGAACTAGGATAATAGATAGGGTTGTGAATGAAATGATTAGGGGAAATATACTTTATGGTCTTAGAAAAGAGGATTTAGAGAAGTATATTAAGCATTGGGAGAGCATGAGAAAGATTATTGAAAGAGATGCATCTGGTATGGCTAGATATATATGGCAATCAACAAATGGAGTGGATCATTATTGTCATGCTACGATTTATTATTATATAGCTAAGTTAAGAATGGGAGCGCCAGTTGAGTTCATGCAAGAGTCTGCCGATAAGAAAGAGGTGATTCAAGTAACTAAAGAGGGGTTCAAAATGGCTCCTATTGAGAATATGATTAATCAAAGAGAAGATAAAGATAATTTACTATAATGCCAGGAATATTCTTTGAGAAAGAAGAAGCAATAATGAATCCAGAGGACTTTCATTACTTCAAGAATCACTTCAAAGAGTTCTTAGTTTTAATGAGATGTAAAGCGTTTGATACAAAGAATGGTAAGATTATTTTACACTTTAATGATGAAGGATTTGCTAAGCTAGAAAGAGATTATATGCTGTGGAAAAAGGAATAGCTTGACATGTTTTTAAAATGGGTGTATAATGTATTAACAAGTTAATAGTCCTAATTCTAACACAGAACGGACACATAGATTCGCTTTATTTTAAGTGGGTTGATGTGTCCGTTTTATTTAGAAATGAAACTAGATATACAAAACCTAAAAGATCCACAAATAATTAAACTCGTTCAGAATAGATACAGCGAGTCTGATTCGCTTTGGAAAATTGTAACAGATGAATACAAAAAGAATAGTAAGTTCTGGAGCAATGACAAGGATTTATATGGAGATGTTGCCGGAAAGAAATCTAAAGTTACAGACAATAGAATATTCCTAGCAATAGAAACTGTTATATCTAATCTAACAGCTAGGCCATCAAAGCCAGAAGTGTTGCCTGGAAATGAATCACCGGAGTCGGGCAAGATAGCTTCAGATTTACAGAGTTTGTTTTTGGAGAAGTATAGGAAATTGGCGATTAAGAAGAAAATAAGGAAAGGGATTAGATGGTTGTTATTGGCTAGACTAATTTGCTTAAAGATGATTTGGGATAACGATTTAGATGATTATGATGTAGAAGTTGTTGATCCAAGAAAGATTAGATTTTCAAAGAAATGCACAAGCAATTTGAATTCAAAGTTTTCAATAGAAGATATCACTATTACTATTTCTGAAATGATAGATAAGTTCCCGGACAAGAAAGATGAGATATTGAAAGTAATGGGTGGAAAGAATGTAGATGATGTTTTAATAAATAACCAAGAGGTTACATATCAAGAGGCTTGGTTAAACGGAGGAGAGGATGTAGTTTGTATCTTTAGAAATAAAGTTTTGTCAAAAAGTAAAAATCCTTATTGGGATTGGGATGGAGTATTTCTTACAAAGGGAGAGGCTAATAAGTTTGATGTTTTAAAAGGACCTAATGAAAGAGTTAAAGCAATAGCAAGTGCTAAGGGGTTAAGAGATAAAAGGGTAGCAACAGCGGATAAATACCAGAATTACTTATTTAATCATTTTGATAAGCCATATGCTCCTTATATATTTGATACCATATTGGATGTTGAAGATGGACCTGTTGGTCAAACATCTTTAGCTCAACAAACAAGAGGGCTTCAAATGAATGTTAATGATAGGAAAAGACAGATTTCAGATAATGCTGCTGAAGCTAATGGGAGATGGTTGGTAGATACTGCATTAGTTCAAGTTAAATCAAAGGGGGAGTTTCAGAATATGAAGTCTAACCCAGGGGGAATTATATTTGGTAAAGGGATTAAGAATGGATTAACAATTATATCTGGAAGAGATTTACCGAAGATAGTTATAGATGACTTGACTCATTCAGTAAACGAAATAGAGAGTATTTTTGGAACACAACCTACTTTTAGAGGGGAACAAGGAAAAGGAACAGAAACAGCCACAGGTAGAGCTATTTTAAGAGAACAGAGTTTCCAGAGGTTAAATGAATTAGTAGATGTTGTAGATAATATCCATTTACAGCTTTACAATTGGATGATGCAGATGATGAAAGTCAGGTATTCTGAAACTCATTATACAAAGATATTGGGTAAGGATAGAGCTATATCTGTGATTGAAATACTTAATGATAGCTTAGAAGATGGAATTGAAATTAAGATTGTTCCGGGCCAGATGTTGCCAGAGGACAAGATATTTAAGGCAGATAGAGCATTAGAGGCTGTTAAAGCTGGGTTAATTATTCCATTGAAATATTACGAAGATGCTCAATATGACAATCCAATGGAAGTAGCTAAACAAACGGAGATGTATAAGATTAGTCCATTCTCAGTATTAAACATGGATAAAGAAGATATCAAGAACTTAGAAGAAGGAATAGCCTTACAAAAACAATTAGAACAAGCAGTTCAGCCAGAAGATGGTAGAGCAGGATCCGTATCAGAGATGAGGGGAAAGATACAAGCCATGGTAGAGAGTGATGAGTTTAAGCAGTTACCGCCAGAAGAACAGCAACAGAAAGTAGCACAGATGAGGAATCAAGTTAATAATTTGATAAAGGCCGGACAAGGAGAGGATCCGACTAAACAAACTAAAAAATAAGATGCCAATAAGAAACACAAATTCATATGTAAGTTTTAGAGAGAAAGAGCTTCCAGAAATAAAAGATTGGAAAATAGGAGATACATATAATTTAAATATAGAAGTTAAATTGACACAAAAAGGCAAGAGTAGGTGGGATGAATTAGAGGGAGGTGGCGAAAGAGGAGAGTTTGAAGTCACTGGAGTAAAGGCAGTTGGAGAGAATAGCGACATAGAGAGGTTAGGGTCGAAATACAAGAGAGCATAGTTTAAACATTTGATGAGGTAAATTACAAGTTAACGCTTTTTCATCAAGCAACTTATCGGAATCTCATAGAGAATAGCCGAATAATGGGGCAATGATAGGGCAAAAATATATGACAGAAGAGACTACACCAGTTGAAGAACCATTAGATGATGGAGAATCAACTGAAGGAGGTAACGGGGAACCTCAAGGCAAATTAGTCAAAATCGGTGAGGATGAATACACTTCCGAACAATTGACTGAAATGGCTAAAAAAGCAAAGGATCACGATCAATTGCTTCCCGAGTTCACTAAAAAGTCACAAGCACTAGCAAAGCTAGTAGGTGACTCAAATAACGAGGAAGAGACAGCGAATCTTCCGAACTTCTTGAAGCCAGGCTGGAAACCTAAAGACTATGGCGAACTTCAGGGTGCCTTGAAAGAGGTAACTGAATATAGTCAGAAGAAAGTTGAAGATGGTATGAAAGCCAAAGAAGAAAGCGTAGTAGCGGCTAAGAAGATTGCAGACGACTTCTATGCAGAAGTCCTAAAGAAAGATAAAGACTTTGACAAACCTGATTTTCAGGACTTTGTAAAGCGCCATGGCTTTCGATTAACCGGAGCCGAGGATCTAAAGTCAGCTTACTCTGCCTATTCAGAAGTGGGTAGCACAGGTAAATTGACCGAAAAAAGGGTTTTGGAGAATAGAGGTAAGAGATCTTCTGATACTGTTTCTAAACCTTCTTCAGGCGGAGGAGATTCACTTCCATTCGATCCTAATGCAATTAGGACTGGAGGAGGAGATCTTCAAAGCAAGGTTAAAGAAGCGTTCAACAAGATTACAGGTTAATAAATTATTACAATGAATTTTTCAGATGCGGTTACTACGGTAACCAGAGAACTTATCGTTCCATCTGTTTCTGATACCGTTCTATCTGGCAATGTTTTCTTATTGAGGACATTGGGTAATTCAAGAGCATGGAGATCAGGATATAGATACGATATTCCGATTAAGTATAAGAAATCTACTACAGGTGGAATTGTAGGAATTGGTGGAGAGCTTGATACTACAAGGCAGGAAACCAGAATTAAACTACAATTTCAACCACAGAGGATTCACAAACCAGTAGTTATCGATGATATTGAGGCTACTGTTAACGAAGGAGATGAAAGAGTCCTTGAACTATTAGCAACAGAAACTGATTCAATTACACAGGACTTGGGAGATGATTTAGGAAATTACCTATATCAGGGAACAGGTGCTGGTGGAGCTTCATTCGATTCAATATTGAATGCTGCTGATGACGCAACA